ACACGGGTACCTGCGGCACCGACTTCTTTGTCATAGAATTTTTCGAAGTCTGATTCCATTGCTTCGATGATTGCAGTGAATTCTGCGTATTTGTTTGTAGCCATTTAATTCTCCTTTAGGCAAGTACAGAGTACTTATACCTAGTGTACAGGAGTTGAAAATAAATGTCTAGTTAATTGGCTATCACGTTTCCGCTGGCGCTTGTGATTGTGGCACCGCATCCGTATGTGTCGCCTAATCTACCAATGTTCTTGCCATTGGCAAACACATTGCCGCTGAATGATGCCAAACCTGGTGTATGATGGCCGCAACCTGGAAAGGTATGACTGGCCACTGGATCTCCACTACGCACAACTCCTATACCATTTACAAAAACGTTACCACTACCGCCATCAGTCGCAGTGGTAGTAGGGGCTACGGCGCAATTTTTTCCAACTGCTGGATGTACTGTAGTTGCGGAATCAGTTCCGCTCATTCGTGCTATACCGGGCATTATGCTAATTTAATTCCTGTTGTTTGTTGTATGTAAGTATCTGCGGCATCTTTAATAGTTGCTGCCAGTACCATAATACTATTTTTATTTATTGTTACTTCTGCGTCTGGATCAGTAGTAAACAAAAACGGAACTAAGCCAATTCCGTCTTTAGTTGCTGTTAAACATAGTGGTTTCTTAACCTTAACGCCCAATGGACCATCTTCTACTAACTTAGCAACAATCTCTTCACCTGCTGTGGTTTTGATTGTTACAATTTCACCTTCTGCTATACCTTTTGAAATTAACATATTATACCTTTTCGAAATGTTTCTTGAGTTCTGTAAACCCGCCAATTAATTTATCATCTAAAAAGATTTGTGGTACAGTTCTGGCTGTAGGTACTGCTTCTAATAATTGTTCTTTAGTCCAATCTTTTTGAACATTACGTTCTTCAAATTCAATTCCCTTCATCTTTAGAAGGTTCTTCGCTTGGTCGCAAAATGGACACTGATTCTTGCTCCATACTACTGCTTTCATTTTTCTTATCCTTTTTAAAAATTCTATCCCAGTTGTCACCAAATGTCTGTTGGTCAACGCTGTATGGTCTGGGACTACTTCCTTTTCCACCGTCTGACATTGATAGCTCCTATTATAAACTAGGAAGAGCGTCGTAGTCAATTCCGTCGGACATTACTCCGATAACATAACTAGTTGATTCGCTTTCCTGCAATGCTGTTTGTTTCTTGCTAGTATCAGTATGCTTGTTGAACCAAGGAATTGGTGTACTACGAGGAGCAACCACTTGATACTTGATGCCGATATCTTTAAGTGCGCCAGCAGCTGTATAGTCTACAAAGTCTTTAAGGATAGATGCATTCAATCCAATAACAGGACCCATCTTAAACAAATAGTCAGCCCATGCTTTTTCTTCACGGATAACATCCATGTATAAGTTATAAACTTCAGCTTCACACTCTGCTTTAACATCGGCAAAGCGTTGATCTTCTTTGACCACTTGATTAATGATATAAGCTGTCCAACCTTTATGTAACAACTCATCTTGTAGAATCAAACTGATAATGTTACCATTGCCCATGAAGATTTTATTTTCTACCATGGCCAAGCTGGTAGCAAATGATACCATAAAGCGAAATGCTTCTAGTGCGTAACTAGCATGTAAGGCCATCCAAATATGTTTGATATGTTCACGCTCGTCAACCATTGTACCCATTTGTTTCATGCTGTTACACATGTGCAGGGTTTCATAATAATTGCCAACACTACTTGCCATATCAATAATTTCTCCAGTGTCGTGGATAGTGTTAAACACATCCTTAGGCACATTGTAGATATTACGGATTATGTGACTGTAGCTCTTGCTGTGGATGTTGGTTTCGAAGAAGGTCCAGTTGTAGACAAGTGCTTCGAGCTCGGGCAAACTGACAACAGGCGTAAACACTTGGCTGGGTCCTCTACCTTGAAGACTATCAAGTGCTGTTTGACGGAGTAAATTGCTAGTGAAAATATGTTTAATCGCATCGCTTGCATCCTTAAAATCATTGGCGTCTTTAGTAAGACTAATCTCTTCGGGTTGCCAGAAGAAGCCTCGGGCTGTCGCTTCAAAGTCTGCAATCTTCTTGTATTTAACTTCTTCGAATCGTTGAATAGTAACTGGGCCTGCTGGATCCAGAAACATTTTACGACTCAAATAGTCTGTTTTTGTTTTTAAATTATATTGTTCTTTGCTCATTGATATTTCCCTGATGCAAGCACTATCTTGCAAATATGTTCTAATCGTTCAATATGCTCGTAGGCACGCCATGGGCTAGTATCAATAGCAACTACTCCATGACCTTTAATCCCTACGATATCATATTTTATATTGCCTTGTCCATCTAACCCTAATTTGTCAAAACATTGATCAGCAAGTTCTTGACTGATAGGAGGAACATCAGGTACATTAGGTGCTACCTTAGTATAACGACTAAGTTCTGGAAATGCATCGCTAATAGTACTAAGATCGATCCCGGCGTGCATTGCGGCAATACAGTAGGTAGGATGAACGTGTACAACTACACGGACTTCGTCACTGTGCTGGCCCATTGCACGTTGTAGTCCAAAGTGTAATGGGATCTCTCCGCTGGGCTTTAAGTTAGCACTAATATCAGTGTAGTATTCTTCCTGCCACAACAGTCCGTGGATACTAATCTTTTTAAATTGATCCGGTTGTAGTGTTTGTTTACGTACACCGCTTGGTGTAATGTAAAAATGATCACGGTCGTGATGACGTATGCTTACGTTACCATCACGACTGGTAATCCAATTACGCTTATATGCGTCAACTAGTATATCGCAAATAGTTTCTAACATTATAGTTTACATGCCTCACAGTCATCGTCAAAGTCTACTTCGTGATAACCATTTAATTGAACTCCATTTACTTGAGTTTGTTCTGGAGTAGGTTCTGCAACTGCCTTGCTACCTGCTTTGTTAATCAAACTATAATAGAATGTTTTCAAGCCCCACATTTGGGCTTGCATTAAATTCTTAGCAATCAAAGTAGTTGGCACTTTACGATCCGCAAAATGTGCTGGATTGTAGAATGTATTTGTACTGATGCTTTGATCGACATAGGCGGCGAGAACCGCAGAAGTTTTCAAATAACCTACACAGTCCTTTTGATCCCACATTAGCTGATACTTGTTCTTAAGTTTAGCATATTCAGGTACAACTTGTGTAAACGAACCGGCCTTACTTTCCTTAGTACTGATTAAGCTCATAGGCATCTCAATCCCATTAGTGCTGTTAATAACAACACTTGAGCTCTCCACGGGCGCAATGGCCATTAGGGTTGCATTGCGTACACCGTACTGTTTCATATTAGTACGTAGAGTTTCCCAATCAAGTTCTGGAGTAAAGTCTGCCAGTTCGTTTGCACCTTCAGCACGTAATTCCCAAGGGAAAATGCCTTGACCATAACGTGTCTTATCACTATGGGCACAAGCGCCACGCTCTTTAGCTAGTTCAACAGTAGCTTCTGTTAAGTAGTATGCTTGATGCTCCATCCATGCTTTAACATCTTGTAGTGCATCTGGTGTACCATATTGATAACCACGTTTAGCATGCCAGTAGGCAAGATTAGTAACACCAATACCCAATGGTTGGATTTCGTCATTACTCAATTTGGATTGAATAGATAAGAAATCTTGATAATCGAGTATGTTACATAAGCTACGCTGAAGAATACGACAAGCACGACGCATGTCCTCCGGATTGCGGAATGCACCCCAATTAATGCTCCCAAGAGTACATAGAGCAATGCGGCCAGCATCATCATCCAGGCGCTTAAAAGGAACAGTAGGAAGAAGAATTTCACAGCATAAGTTACTTTGATAAATTGTGTGGAACTCAGGATCAAAAGGTCCTTGGTTCTGTACGTTGTCGATAAACACTAGATAGATACGTCCTGTATCTGTACGTTCTTTTAGTATGCCGCCTTTAAATACTTCTTCAGCGGTCATTACTTTCTTACGCAAGTCTGTACGCTTTTCGTATTTTACATACAGTTCTTCAAATAGCTCTGTGTTACGATAAAAGGCTTCATATAAGTCGGGTACTTCATTCGGA